TCCGCTTTAACTTTCGGAAGATTACCTACGTCAATATAGAATATTCTACGCTCTGGTGCACGAGATATACGATAGATGACCAAAGAATCTTCAATCATTCTAAGTTGATTGAGTACTTTGATACCTTTATGCAAATAAGAAAGCACGATATTTCTATTCGTATCCATGATACCAGAGGTAACATAGGTTATCGCATCTTTCGCAATCTTAATTCCGCTATTAGCAGAGGTATTATTTAAACCTTTGGGGTTGTATATAAAATATTCTTCAGAGGAACCGAAGTCATACTTCATAAATTCATCTGCAGTCTTAGGCTTATTAATCTGCCTGACTTTTTTAATCTTATGAGGATCAATATATCTTACTTCTTTGATGCCATCTTGAGGTGCATCTAAATCAATTACTTTGTGATAATATAAACGCCCATCGATATACCATCTACGGAACATCTCATGGGCTTTGGTATCAAATCCAAATAGGTTTTTAATATACTCAAACTCATCGCGAATCATTCCTTTTACACTGTCGCTAACGTCGAGGTTATCTAAGTTAACGTGTACAGGACTATCATTTTGATCTGCGACGATAGCTTCATGTATAATATCTTCGATGGCCGAATCCACTTCTGGATGCATCGCCATCTCACGATACTTTTTCACCATATCGAATTCGGTCTTAAAGTTACCGTCTAGGTCAAGATACTGACCATAGTAACCTCCCGCAATATAACTGGTTGCGCCGTCCTCGCTCGAAGGCTGGATAGGAGAGGGAGCTCTCTCCTTTTCCTGCTTCTTCTTAAACGAGAAACCGAATAACTCTGCCATAATATTTGTGGTTTCCTACGTACTATTTAGTTAGCCACCAACAGAGGGTTGTACGTTATTGTTGTTAGCACCGCCTTCAGTAGTATGGTACTGATATGCAAACTCAACATCAAACTCTTCATAAGAGTCGTTGTTATCATATGCAACTGATACCTGTGATACACTAACTGGGAAAGCAGATATTAATTTATAGGTACGAAGTTCAGTTAAACCACCTGATGCATCAGCAGATCCACCAAACTTATCAAGCTGAGAAATACTAATATCTTGGAAGATATCAATAATATCTGCAGTTGCTACGTTTGCATCAACTCCGTTGGTTAATTGAATCCACTTCTCATATGCACTACGTAGTGCAAATGCATCATCCATATAAAATGTTCCTGTCCATGTTTCATAAGTTCTGTCGCCAGGAACTTTGATAACACGTCCACGGAAAGGAAGTTCAACTGTACCTACATTAGTTGCTGGTAATGCAGCAGACTTACACATGTAAGTTACAGCAGATCCTTTTGCACCTGAAATTTCTTGAATTACAGGATCTGTTATGCCATTTGTCTGTGGCCAATTGTGGAAGACCGAGAAGAGGTTAGGTCTTACACCACCTCTAATAGCCTTCTGAAATTCTAATATGCCTAATGGTGTTGCCATTGTTAGATTGCTCCGTTAATTATCTCTTGGGGATGACCTCTTCAAAGCTAACGCCTGTGCGTGTAGCAATAAAGGTCAGGGTTATGAAGTTGATCGAGCGTGCAGGCTTGATATAGAAATCAGCCTTAAACTCGTTAGCGTCAATGACGGCACCAGTGTTATTGGATTCATCACATACAACCAAGAAGTCTGTAATACCTCTTTCGGCTTGAACGCCTCTAAGATATGGTTCAACAACATTCTTGAAGTTGTTACGTGTGAACTCGTCATTGAGTTCAAAGAGTACCCCCTTCGCTGCGTTAGCAATAGTCTTTTCAATAACGTTGAATAGACGGCGAACGTTTATGCGATCAAAAGCAGATGGTGAAGCGAGAGCAGTTTTGTCACCGAACAGTAGAATTCCCTGACCAGGTAGGCTGGTAATTGGGTTGATTCTCTTCTGATACAGTGCATCTCTTTCGGATTTTGTTGGTGAGTATGCTAGTTTAACAGCACCTTTAATTGCACCACGGTTCAAACCAGCAGGTGAGAACCAAGGTAATCCGTTTGCAGTAGTTGCTGCACAAAGGCCAGCAAGGTCTCCGTTACATGGGATGTAACGATACTTGTCTGCAAATCTGTCGTAGACGTACTTCCAAGTATTATCAAACACACCGAATGAGGTGGATTGTAAATTCTTGTAGAAGTCAACTACATTGTTTGTTTGTGTTGTGGAACTTGTAACTCCAACAACGTCTCCTTTATATGGAGAAAGGTATCCGATGCAATCTTTTCTCTGTGAAGCAACGGACAATACTTGAGCAGCAATAGCTTGAGTGTTAGTCTTACTTGCTAAGTCTCCTGGTCCCTGAAGGATATAGTCAACTGAAACTGTCTCAGTATCAGCGAACTCTTGAATACCAGAGATGATTTCTCCAGAAGTTGAACCTAAAGTCTCAGCACCTTTTTGGAAAGTGTAGGAAGTAGGAGCAGCAAATAAGTCAAAATCGGTTGAACTTGGACTACCAGCATTATTAGTACCAGCAATGTTACCACCAGAAGTTGCTTGATTAGCACTTACATCATATACTGATGTTTCATGTGAACCCCAGTAGACATAGTTTGATCTTTGGAGAACTACATTTGGATAGTAGTTACCAGCACCTTCAGATGTCTTACCATCATTTGCTTTAGATACGTAAGTAAACTTCTCAAGAAGAGTATTTGGTTCACCTGAAATTACTCCAGTGGCATCCCAAACTGCAATGTGGAATTCATCAGCAGAACCACCACGGGCAGCTGCTTGAGTTGAAGTTCCAGGACGAGGAGCGATTGAACTCCAGTTTAAACCTGTGAAAACTGTTTGCTCATCATACCACTCACCTTTTGCTGTGACGTTAAGGTCGGTAACACCGTTCTCAACAACATCAGCAGTTGTCCAATCGTCAGAAGTAATGATTGAAACTTTATTAGCAGATCCGTCCCAAGCATAGATGTAACCAGTCTTAGTTGCAGCAGTATTTGCAATCTGTGTCCCCACGGTAGTTGTGGCTAGCGCACCGTCGAGGGTCAAAGTAATATCAGCACCTTTGTCAATAACTGATACTCTGATAGCATTTCCGTCTGCACCTACATCTCTTGCAGCCCACTTAAATGGGTTTGCTGTAGCGTCTAAGTAAGTTGCTTCATATACATCTTTCGTTGTAATCGCAAGAGTATATGGAGAAGTTACTGCGTCATCTGAAGCTGAAAGTTGTCCACTTGTTTCGGTACGAACTACCTCAAGTACACCACCGTATGATAGAAAACTTGCAGCAGTCCACCATGTTTCTGCGTTACCGTCTGCTGGTTCTCCGAATATTTCAATTAGTTGAGATTCCGATGATATCCTTGTTGGGGTTAATACTGGTCCTTTTGCAAATGGACCTGCTATTGCACCTACGTTTACATCAACCGTCTCAATCGAACCAAGTGTCAGATCTCTTTCCTGAACCTCAACTCCTGGTGATAAGAGCGTGCTAGCCATGCTTTGTACTCCTGATGATAAATCAATTTTTCCTAAAATTATTTATTCAAAGGTACTTTTTCAGCGATACTCCCACATAAATGATCTATCCCCATACTCATCTAGCCTTCTCTGCTCTGGATCTTTCTCATTCATATCAATGGTCCAGATGTTTCCCTCACTATCAATGATAGCATCATCTTCCAATCCATCATCGATAAAACCAAAGGGAGCCATGTCCTGTTCTATCTGATTCTTCTGCTCTTCATATATTCTTCTACGGATATCCTGATCCGTCATCTCCTTAAAGTACTCTTGCTGTACTAACCAAGAAAATATAACCAAGCACATTACAAGGTCATCATTATAACCTTCATCTGCTTCAAATGATTGCTTGTTCTGAATGAAGGTTGTTAGTTCAGCAACAACGTTATAATCCTTAACAATTAACTTATCATCTTCTATCAAAGTCTTTAAGTTAGAGCATCCCTGTGCCTTAACTGTCTTACTCATCTTGACACCCATCTGTGTCTTAGTACCTGAGAACCCTTGTCCCACTATCTGACCTGCACGTCCTCTCATAGCACACATGAGAACATTCTCATACTCAACATCATAGAATAGACTTGAAGCAACCGCTTCCCCGATGTCATTTACTTCTATAAGTACATGAGCTTTATTATAATTATTTGCCACGTTGTAAATAACGTTCGGCAATAGCATAGGTCTTATCTCATTATTCCTATACTTTGCTACTAATTTCCACGGAGCCTTAGATATATTAATAACCACAAACGCACTGTAGTCCTGAGAAAGTCCACGAGATACATCAACGCAAATAATATAATCGTTATTATCAACAGGGTTTTCATAAACATCCAATCCAGCGTTACTAGTCATTATATCATCATACACCAGAGTTCTCAACTTAGCTGGGTTGATGAGTGTGTCAACAGATCCTAAGAACTCACAGTCAAACTCTTGAGTAAACTGTCTTACTGAAGTGTTTGCTATAGTCTGTTCTTTCCAATTGGCATCTCTACCTGGAACTTTAGACCAATGAACTTCTGACCATGCATATCCATTTCTACCTTTCTGAGCATCTACCCAGAGTTTGTAGAAGTGGTTCATCCCATTTGGCGTTGAGATGATGATGACTTTTGTTTTTGTACCAGACGTAATAGTAGGATAAACAGAGGCAAAGAATTGCTCTGCAATATGGTTTGGAATGAAAGCGAATTCGTCGAGGAAGATGATATTGAACGACATGCCTCGGATAGCACTTGCAGATGTAGAAGCTGCCAGTATCTTTGATCCATTTTCTAACTCCATACTACCTTTGTTGTAAACAACAATACCCTGTTGCATCCACTGGGGTAGTTGTTCATATGCCAATTGCAATCTTCCTAAAAGATCCCTTGCAGTGGAGAGTTTGTTAGCAAGAATACCGACGTTAACGTTATCATTAAACAGAACATAATGAAGTAGGTAGGATACACACGTAGTGGACTTACCAGTCTGACGAGGCAGCTTAGCAATGTTGAATCTGTGGGAGTGGAATTTTTCAATGAGCTCCTGTTGAAAATCCCACATTTTAAATGGGACAATACCTTCATCAAGAGAAATAATCTTGATGTAATTCATAGCAAAATATACAGGATCCTCCTTACATTTGAGGTACTCCTGTATTTGCTCTTGAGTGAATTGTATCTCAGTACCAACCTTCTTTAGGTTGGGGTTACCTAAGTAATAACCTGTAGTATCAGTTGCCATTAATGTGTTACTAAGTACTCCTCAGCCTCCTCTTTAGTATCAAACCAATGAATATGTCTATTAAGTTGAAGAGTATGTTTATGCTCAATTAGATCATAACCAATTACACCTTCATAGTCTTGCCAATCTGGGTCAAGACGATCTTCTGAAATTGTAGTCATGGGAAACCTCCTCTTTCTTTAACTCATATTCTATCATAGATCTAAGGATTTTGGCTCGCTTAGAGTCTCGAAATGCTTCGAGTACTTGGAGTTCAGATTGTAATTCGGCAATTCGCTGGTTCATTATATAGGTCCCGATGATTATTTTTTCTTTTTATTATGTTGCGCCCAGGCGAAAGCATATGCTTTGTCTTTGCCAACTTTCTTTTTTAAAGATTTGACTTGCTTTTCTCTTCCAGGTGGTGCTTCTTCTCCCCAGACACCGCCCATTGCAGGTGGCAAGTTACCTGCATCTACTTTATCCTCATCATTGACTTGTGGTTTTTTCTTCTTAGAAGGCTTCTTAGATTCAGAAGTCATGAACACAGTCTTGTCTGTAGCGTCAGACTCATGATATGAAACAACCCTACTACCAGGATAGATACTATCCGCTATCTTTTGTGCTTGAGGTCTTTGAAGCTTCTGTAATTTATTTCTAAAAACAGTAGCAGTATATTCTCTACCACGCCATACGACGTTGAGAACATAATACCTCCCGTACATTGTAGGAATGCGTGATGCCATTATGCGGATACAGCGTTGCAATCTTTATCATGACGTTGATAAGCGGCAGGAGTTCTAGCAGTGTTGTTAGTATTCCTCGCTTGATATGTACCAGGTGTTCTCGCACTATTGTCAGTATTGCGAGCTTGATAGTCTGCGTTCCAATCCTTGTAAGTCTTAGTAGCCCAACCTTCATTTCCAGAGAAATGGTTGACAGTTGTACTGCCTGGTTGAGGGTTTACTTGATTACAATTTTCATCGTGTCTTACGTATGCCATTGGTCCCTGTTAGTACGCAATTATTTATCAGTCTTCTTAGCTGCGTCTTTCAGCATCTTTTGAAGATCTGCAGTGCTACCAACAAACAAAGAATTGTTAGTAACTACTTTCTTTGCACTCTCTTCTTTGACAGATTTCTTGTCTTTTTGCAGTGCCATTAATTTATCAGCAACGTCCCCGACGTGCTTAATGAGTTGTCCAGCAACTTCATATGCTCTAGGGTGATCAGAAGACATAGCCAAATCAAGAGCACCGTTGACAGCTTCTTGTCCCTTATCCACCAATAGGTAAAGGTTT